TGATGACCGTGACGATACCGGGCCGCAGCGGGGACCTGCTTGTGGACGCGGGGCGCTGGAAAAATACCACCGTGAGCTACCCCTGCACTATCGCCCGGGAGTTTGAGGGGCGGTTTGCGGCGTTCAAGCAGGCGTTGCTGGCCGAGGGTGGCTACAAGCGCCTGGAGGACACGCTGCACCCCGATGAATACCGCCTAGCCTACCTGGCGGGGCCGTTGGAGCCGGAGACCATCCCCTACAACCGCGCAGGGACGTTTGCGCTGGATTTTGGCTGCAAACCACAGCGATTTTTGAAGTCCGGCGAGGACGTGCTGACGGTGGTAAGCGGCGGGAAGCTGTACAACCCTACCGGCTGCGCGGCGCTGCCGCTGATACGGTTGACGCTGACCGGCGACGCCAAGCTCAACGTGGGCGGCGTGCAGATGAGCGTTGCCGGGCACACGGGGCCGATGTGGATCGACTGCGATCTGCAGGACGCCTACTACAACAACACGAATCTGAACAAGTACCTGACCGCGCCGGAGTTCCCGGTGCTGGGGGCAGGGGCAACGCAGGTAAGCTGGAGCGGCGGGATCGACAAGTGCGAGGTCGTGCCGCGGTGGTGGAGGCTGTGAGGGGGAAAGAGCGGTTAAAGCAAAGCCGCCCCTCATCCGGCCCTGCGGAACGGAAAGGATGTGAGGGAAAATAAGTTATCCGAGATATTACGACGGAACGATCGGTCTGCAGGGCAACGGTGTGGGGGTGCTGCGGGATGCTGTAAGCTGCACCGTGACCGAGGAGCGAAACGGAGCGTTTGAACTGGAAATGGTCTATCCCATCACCGGGCAGCATTACAGCAGCCTGGCGCTGCGCGGGCTGATTCTGGCAAAGCCGAACCCCTACGGTGAGGCGCAGTATTTCCGCATTTATAAAATCAGCCGCCCCATCAACGGCCAGGTGACGGTCAACGCGCAGCACATCAGCTACGATTTGAGCGGCATTCCGGTGGGGCCTTGTAAGGCGTTGAACGCAGTCGACGCCTTGCAGCAGCTCAAAAGCCATGCGGCGGTAAGCTGTGACTACCAATTCTGGACGGACATCCAGACGGTGGCAGACTTTGCCGTTGCCGTGCCGGGCAGCCTGCGCAGCCTGCTGGGCGGCGTGGAGGGCAGCGTGCTGGATGTGTACGGCGGTGAATACGAGTGGGACAACACCACCGTGAAGCTGCACAGCCAGCGCGGCACCGACCGCGGTGTGACGATCCGCTACGGAAAGAACCTGACCGACTTGACCCAGGAGGAAAGCTGCGCCGAGGTCTACACCGGCGTCTACCCCTACTGGGTGGACAGCGACGGCAACGTGACCCAGATCACCGGCAACCCGGTTGTCAACGTGCCGGACGGCCAGTATAACTTTGTGCGGGTGCTGACGCTGGACGTGAGCCAGGACATAAAAGAGCAGCCCACCGCCGCGCAGCTACGGCAGGCCGCGCTGGATTATATCGCCGCAAACAAAGTGGGCGTGCCGAAGGTAAGCCTGACATTGAGCTTTGCCCAGCTGGAACAGACCGCCGAATATGCCGACAAGGCCCTGCTGGAGCGGGTGTGCCTGTGTGATACCGTACATGTGCAGTTTGCAAAGTTGGGCGTGAGCGCTGATGCAAGTTGTATCAAAACGGTCTATGACGTGCTGCTGGAACGTTACGACAGCGTGGAGCTGGGGGACGTCCGCAGCAGCCTGGCCAACACCGTGGCCGACATGGGCAAGACCGTACAGAGCACCGTGAACAAGACGCGCAGCGACCTGGAACGGGCCATTGACCGCGCCACACAGCTTATCACCGGCAATCTGGGAGGCTATGTGGTGCTGCACAGCTCCACCGGCGCGGATGAGCCGGACGAGATCCTTGTGATGGATAAGCCGGAAATTGAAAAGGCTACCAAGGTCTGGCGGTGGAATCTGGCCGGTTGGGGTTACAGCAGCAGCGGCTACGGCGGGCCGTACCGCCTGGCCGCCACGATGGACGGTGCAATCAACGCCGATTTCATCACGACCGGAACTATGAGTGCGAATCTTATCCGGGGCGGCGTTCTGCAGTCCACCAACGGAAAGTTTGTGTCCAATTTGGACACGGGCGTCACGACTTTTAACGGCGGGCTGGTTGTGAATAGCGACAACTTTAAAATCGGCTCGGACGGGTCTGTGGACATCACCGGAAAATTCACTTCGACGGTGTCGGAGAGCAAGTGCGTCATCGACAACGCCAAAATTGAAATGTACCGCAAGACTAACGACGGAAACTGGCACATGGGCGCGTTTATGTCTACATGGGGCAGCAACAACGCCGTGGGCCGCTTGGTGCTGTACGGCCCGGCGGCCAGCAACCCCAACAATATGATCGCTAACGTCACAATGGCTGGCCAGTATGAGGGCGGCGCTATCGCGATCAGCGACGCAGGCGGCAACGTGAAGGTGCAGCTGGGCGTGGACGGCGCGGGCAACGGCTATGTGCTGGTCAACGGCAGAATGATACAGTGAGGTGTTTTTAAATGGCGGTAGCCAATTACAGCCCACCCGCAGAAGCGCTTATCAAGGCGACGCGGGCGGATTTTGACCGGCGTGACGTTGTGCTGCCGGTGCATCTTGTACAGTACGACGATACGCTCCCGGTGCTGGCCGTGGCCCTGTACAAGGGCGGGCAGCCCTGGACACTGCCCACTGGCGCGGATGTCAACCTGCGGATGGATAAAAAAGACGGGCACTATGTCTACAACCCCGCGCTGGGCGTGAGCAGCGACCGCAGCACAGTTTATATGGCCGTGACTGCCCAGATGACGACCGGCTGCGGCACGTTCGCCCCAGTGGTAGAGGTGCTGGCGGGCGGTGGTGTGGCCGGTATGGCCGCCCTGCGGCTGGACATCGACAGGAACCCGGTGCAGGATGGGATGCTTGAAAGTACGGATGAATATAAGACCGTGCAGGTGCTGGCCGCTGAGGTGGCCGCCAACGCCAAAATCGTGCGGGATAATGAGGCGGGCATCCAGGATGTGCACGAGAACATCGAGGCCATCAAGGCCGCGCCTGCCAACGCCACGGCCGCTGCGGCCAGTGCCAAGGAGGCCCGCAGCTGGGCCGTGGGCGATACAGCATCCCGCCCAGGCGAGGGTATGGACAACGCCAAATACTACGCCGCGCTGGCCCAGCAGGTCAGCCAGGGCGCGGTAGGCTGGTACCCGAACTACGAGGCGCTGTACGCGGCCCACGATACCGGCTACGACGGAAACTGGGCCATTATAGGCGATACCGATACCATCTGGGTGTGGGACAGCGACACGGGTGTCTGGAAGGACACTGGTGAAAGCAGTAAGTTTGCGAATTACTACGACAAGACTCAAATTGACGCAAATTTCTACGGCAAGACTCAAATTGACGCAAATTTCTACGACAAGACCAAAATCGACGCAAAACTGCCCAAGCCGGTGACGGTTACGGTGGCAGCCAGCGCCTGGACTACCGGTGATTGCACGGTGTCCTGGGACGATGGCAGCACGAGCAGCTACACCACCTGCGCCACTGTCACGGTGGCCGGGGTAACGGCAGACAGCCGGGTTGCTGTAAGTGACCGAACCCGAGTTACGGATGCAGTGCGGATGGTAGCCGCGCTGGAACCCGGAGCCGGGGTGGTTAAGTTTTATGCGAACAGTGCGCCGACGAGCGCGGCGGTGTTTGTTTTGGAGGTAAGCCAATGAGTGGAGCAGCGAATAATCCGTACTTTGAAATCAGTAGAGAACCCAGTAGAGACGACCTGCTGCGAATTATGACAGCCCCCAACGCCGTTGCGAATGGTCGTGCGTCAAGCGGCGCATCGCATAAGGAGGTATTGTGCAATATGACGAATAAACGATATTTTGCAGGGGGGCACTCTAAGCCCCGGATTGCCGAAAGGCGGTGTGGAACATGATCGTGCAAAATATGGCCGCTCTATGCCCGTACAGGATCGGCGATTACTTGCAGACAGAGAACCCCACGAACCCTGCCCTCAGCTGGCCCGGCACAAGCTGGGTGCAGGTGCAGAACCGCATGCTGATGGGGGCCAGCGATACCTACCCCGTGGGCAGCGAGGGCGGCGAAGCACAGCATACGCTCACTGTGTCAGAGATTCCGTCCCATCAGCATCAGCTCCACGGATGGGCGATCCAAATCCAATCCGGATTCGGTGGCTCATTAGAGCAATATGCACCAACTCATCCCTACGACAAGTACGACAACACAGGACTTAAGACCCGTCAAGCGGGTGAAGGTCAGCCCCACAACAACCTTCCCCCTTACCGGTCGGTGCATATCTGGCGTCGGACAGCTTGATCCCCGAGATGGGGTGCGTGGCATGATCTGCGCAAACCCCGACAGTCAGGTATCGGCGGCGATGCGAACCATTATGGAGCTTCCGATTCTCATGGCGTTCGCCCGTTTTTCTGTATCCGAGTACGGAAACTTCAAGCACTGGCGGCAACCAGCAAATGCCCATCGTGAACAAGTACACGGCATGTTATATGTGGAAGCGCACCGGCTGACCCCGAAGTGGGCGGCGGTATGAGTGCAACCCGCAACCCCTATTACCAGCTGCCCGGTGGGGCTGACCTGCCAGGCGACGTGCGTGTGAGCGATACGCCGGAGGCCAGCAAGCCTGCTGCGGACGGCGGGGCG